AGCCCACCAATCTGTTTCTGCAAGACGCTTGTCCCGTTCTTTCCTAAGCAATTTTAATGGTTCTGCGTTATCTACTTCGGTCTTTTTAGCTACAAGGTCAGCATATGTATACTCAGTTTTATCAGAGGCATCATTTGACCATTCTGGCTCATCTTCCGTGCCGCCAACTTTTACATATAGATTCGCAATAAAACTTGCTTCATCAGTTATTGAACCTTCAACATAGAAATCACGAGACTCAAAATGTTTTATAAGGTCAGCTATATTTGCAATCATCCTGTAATCTCCATAAGTGTTAATGTAGTAACTGTTTGGCTATCGTGGTCAGTGCTACTATTATTAGCAGTTCTGTTTATCTTCAGATTGCCTCCACTATCTTTAGGATGCCCTTTAATGTAATATGTAATAGCCGATGTAGTTGACGGGCTATCAAGCCACATCATAGTTGCTGCCGCTGAAGCGTCTGCAGGCTGACTAACGTCAATACCGTCCATTGTGTCTTTTGGTAGACTGTTGCTTTCCGTGCCAATGGCGATTGCTGTCCCGCCTCGATAAAACCTAAGATGGCAAGTACCGCCTGATTCCATAAAGCCTGTTACGCAACCTGTAATTAGAATCTTACTACTTGTGGAACTTGGCGTAATTGTTGCTGAAACAATGTTTACATACGAGCTTCCACTAATAACTTGTGTAGTTGTTTTTTGTCCTTGCACAACTTGGATTGGAATACCGGAGCCTAAACGGCCATCTGGTAAAGTACCTGTAGTCAATGCGGAAGCGTCATTACTTGCAGGAATGGTAGTCCATGTCATGGAACCATCTGCGTCAGACGCAAGATATTGACCTGATGTACCATTGCCAGAAACATTTAGCTCATCTGCACCAATGCTATTGGATGCAATCGTAGTAGCATCTTCAATACCTTGCGCTGTAACACGAAGTTCAATTCGGTCACCAATCGCATAGGCTCTTGCTGTTGTACTCTCTTGTCCCCGAGTAATAGTTAATACATCACTAGAACGTGCTGTACACTTTACAATTTCTAAGTTGTTAGACGCGTCAATTAACGTAGCATAAAAATAATCACCTGCGCCGAGAGATGGGAAACGCGCTCCATGACCACTTGCTACTGTAAGACTAGTATCGCTAGAGCTAATACTAGCAGCCAGAGTAGAATGGCCGTTATTACTAAATTTGACGCCCATAACTTGACTCCTTAGTTAACTGTAACAGTCCAAGTGATACCTAATGTATCAGCAGCACCTTTGTTAATTACAGAAAATACTGTACGGCAAAGCATGTCACCACTTGAAGAAGCATTAAAAATACCTGCTTCAGTGATAGCACCTGTACCTGTGCCTGCACCAAATGTAGCTACATAAGCTACTGAATTACTTGTAACGGTAGTTGAAGTTAGAGCAACTCGACCAGCTTCTGTACCTAGTGTAGAGTCACCAGCTGCAGCAGCAGTAGTACCTGTACCGATAGCCATGTGTGACATAGCGGTAGCTGTCGCGTCTTTCATTCGAGAAGCAATATATTCTTTACCGTCAGTAACAACGATATTAGGAACAGTTACTTCTTGTTTGACTTCTCCTTCCGGATTTGTGACAGTAAGCTTTAGCTCACCTGTCATCTTGATTGCATCTTTAATCATATTCCCATCTCCTTAAAGTGAGTATGCACCCGCACATAGCGGTGTTTCGTTAATATAATGCCCACCGCAAGACGTGTCATCTGTATCAGTATACATAAAGTTGACAACAAGTCCAGCATTTGTTAGGGCGCCGTAAGTTATTGTATCTGCGTTGATTATAGCATTATTAACCCTCTCAGCAGCTCCAATTACACCAGTGTTCTCAAGTGTCTTAATATCATCCAAAGCAGTGCCGTGGATGAACCCATAGTTCATCTGAATGTCAGCACCATTAACCTGTGCTTCGTAGTCTGTATTACGGAATCTAAAGGCATCTTGAGTAAATTCTAAGCCGTACCACTGAGTGGCAAGACCACCGGGACCACCTAAGAATCCCTCGTTAAACATCATATATTCGCCGTTAGTTTGCCAGCCGTCATCAGTAGACTGGGTAGCATAATCAACAGCGATACCTCTGTGGTAACCACGGAGATAAGGTGAGTCAACACCGTCAGATGCGTACGCATATGAAGGGTATAGATAGCTAGATTCACCAAGAATAAGCTCAGTAAGAATACTTTCAATAACAGATAAGGTATCTGTATGGGTTGTTGTAATATTAAATACTTTAGCTTCAGATGGAGCCACTGTATCTGACAGCGGTTTCTCTGGGTTAGCCGCTAGCGATTCAGTCATAGATACTGGGTCAGCATCAGCGTCTGCATCACTGCGGTCAAAGTCTACATTCTCTGTAAAGGTCTTAACGTTTACTTCTGTAACAGTTACGGAATCTGTAAGTGTCTTACCTACATCAAACTCATCGATTGACTCTGTCGGAGTATTGATAGAATCAGTAAACGAAGGTCTAACGTCAAACTTGTTGATAGTTTCACTAGCTGTCGCTGTGTCTGACTTAGCTAGCTCTGGGTTATTCTTAATCCCTTCTACTGCTGTAACTGAGTCAGATTTAGGAATCTCAGGGTTTAGCGCAGGTGCATCACTAGCTGTAGCAGTATCTGCGACATCAGGACGCGTAAGGTTTTTAGCATCAGACTCTGCCATAGAAGCAGAATCAGTAAGACCTTTATCAACATCAAACAAGTTAATCGTATCTGACGCAGTAATTGGGTCGGGGTCTACATCGTCATCACTAGGGTCAAAGTCTACAGATGAGTTAAATGTCTTGATGTTAGACCCAAGCATTTCAACCGAATCAGTCTTACCTGCTGGGGTAATCGTCTTAGCAGATGTTTCTGTAACTGTGACGGTGTCGTCGAACTCTGTAGTAACATCAAAGCGGTCAATGTTCTCAGAAGTTGTTGCTGTGTCTGTGACGTTCTTGACGGGCCTAAATTGATTGATTGCTTCAGATGTAGAGACAGAAGCCGTAATACCGGGTTTCTCTGGGTTCTTAGCAGCTACCTCTGTAATGTAGACATCAACAGTTTCTGGTATACCTGTGTTGTCTATAGTCGTCGAGCCATTAGCTCCGTCAAACGCAAGAACTATAGGAGTTGTAGGGTCAACAGCTACAGGCGACGCTGGTGTAAAATTCTGCCCGCCATATTTATCCGCTGTAGACAGAGCAAATCCATCGACGTAACCTGCCCAACCGTTTAAGTTATTAAAGTCCGCACCTATGCGTAGTTCAGCTGCTGCAGGAATACCCCCAGAAGTAACTGTATGTATGACAGCCCCATCTACAAAAATAGTATATGTATTTCCAAACGTCCCGCCGCGAGTAACTGCAAGGTGTGTCCATGTGTTAGCACTAAAAACATTGTTTTGGGTTGTAAGTATTCCGTTACCTCGGATAGCTACAAGAAAACTACCCGACTGCCGCAGCATAATGTTATCGTCATTGTAAGCCACGCGAGAATCAAAGATTACATCATCCTGCGTACCGCTAGTAGGATAAACCCACATCTCCACGGTGAATGGATTACTACCGTAATCTAGTGTGTCGTCAGAAAGAACATAATCACCCGTACCATCTAGCTTCAGACTAGCACTGCCGTACTTTTTTACAGCCGTAGATAATTGAGCATCACCGTAAGCCGTGAATTCTATTAACCCCGGACTACCAGCTAAATCACTATCAGCGAGTTCACCAACAATTATATCTTTAGCATCAGACTCAGCTATAGTAACAGGGGTAGGGTCTACATCATCGTCGCTAGGGTCAAAGTCCACGGGGTTCGTGAAGGCTTTGAACGTCGATTCTATTACCGTCACCGAGTCGGTAGGTGTTAGGTTTATTTCTTTTGTATCAGACTCAGACATCGTGATGTCGTCATCTGAAAGTGTTGTTACTGTTTTGGCTATAGTCTCCTCAATAATAGTCACACTTTCCGCAGGTAGCGGACGTGTATCAATAATTTCATAAGAAAAAGAAACCGATGCGCCCTCGGTCTCGTAAGAGTAGGTAGAGTAATCAGTAGACGCAGTTACAGATGTTACCGTTGCTGCAACAGTAACTAGGGAGGATAGTGCATAGGATACACTAATCTTAGCCATTAGCTTGTATCTCGTACTCTAAAATTCAACGTATCGTAAACGGTTTGGGTACTACCGTTGTAATCAATAACTATCTCGCCTTCATATTCACCGGGGTCTACATCAAGCACACCGCCAGCAAAATTAAAATATATTTTACCATCACTACCATCAGTAAGTTTTAAAGTAGAGATAGTAGACAGAGTCGTAGATGACCCTTTTAGTTTGAACTTGATAGAAACAGAAGTTGTGCTAGCTGATAAATCTATAGCAGAACCTGAAATATCGTCAGTCAACGTGAGAGTAATTTGTGGTAACTCGTCTCCTTTTACTAGTTTGATTATGTCAGCCATATCCTACCTCACGCAAATTTCTGCATCTGCACCCTTACGGATGATTTAGATGCACCTATGTTAGTTCTAGCTCTACGCTCTGCTAAACCTACAGTAAACTGTTTAGCGTGGTAGTTAGCTAACTCACGGTCACTCCACGTCCTATCAGGTAGTACAAGAAGATGTTGAAGCGCTCCATGCATGATTACATTCTCTAGTTCATCAAGAACTGTCTTATCCATTTTATCAGCAGTTCGTAAAGGTTTTAAGCAAACAATCATACGAACATCGTAATTTGTTGCCGCATCTGGAACTGGTGCTAATGAGAAATGGTCAGGGTCTAACTGAGTAATATAGCGAGGTTCAGAACGCTCATCGACACTTTGGTTAGGCCACTTAGGGAGAATATCGTATAAATCTTCTATTGTGACAGGAGTTAGTTTAGTTCCGTTAACTGTTGCTGTAAGGAACGCATGAACCTCTGCATCGTTTGGAGTATCGTATGCGTAGAAATAAGCACCGGGAACTAGACGAACCTTAGGCTGCTCATAGCGCCAAGCTAGAGTTTTTTCGCAAGCAACAATAGCTGCATCACGAACATACTGCTCTATGACTGGCGTTGGGCAACCCGGGACACTAGGAGATAATCGAGTAACAATTTCATTAAAAGTTCTGCTAGGCATTAGACAACATCCTCCTGTTCAAGTCCGCCGCGCTCTGGGTCAGTAATAGCTCTGCTCTGACCTGCTACACCAAGCGCTTGAGTGAAGGACTGCTGGAATAGCTCAGCTCGTTTTGAGTTCACATGCTCATTATCGACGGACTCTGCAATGAACACTGTACAGTCTACAACCACTGGGAAATAGG